TCCGGTTCGCCACCTCCCCCAAGCTACACACTCTTCATGGATACATTCTTCACCGCCCATTAGTGGGCACCTCTTCATTTTCGCGGCCATAGGTTTTCTCCTTCCGTTGTTGACGTTGGCATTCCCCTCTGACTATTGCTTGGCAACAGTCAAAGCTCAGTGGTGATCTGTTGTGGGGACAGTGGATGCACTCGCACCACATCCCCCACCAGGCGCCCCGTATTGGCATTGGTGCCCCCATAGTCCATGTGGCACTTCTCACACAGCTCAAAGGCCATGTGCTCTTTTTCCATCAGGTCCTCATCCCACACGGTGCCGATCACGCCCTCCGGGCCGTCGGTTATACAGCACAAGGCCACATCACCGTTCCACCGGACCACCACCTTGCCATGCCCCTCGAACTCACAACGAGTACGCCATTCGTTTGGGTGCTCTACCTGTCCCGCCCAGCCATGATCTGGTCCGCCCTGCTGCTCCACCTTTATCCCTCGACTCTGCAATGAGACCAGTGCCTTAGCTACTGCCCACGGTTCGTGGGGGCTAAGGGTTATCCAGGCCCAGTCAACAGTTGCCAGCTTGTTCGCCCATTGCGGCGTCACTAGCGTGGCATTGGTGCTGAAGGACAGAGGGACCTTGGGGTGATAAGTCTCCTGTATCCACTTGGCCATGTTCACGAACTCAGAGTGCATCAGTGGTTCTCCGAACAGGTGCAGGTGCAGCGGTATGGCATACTTCATCCCCTTATCCAGCCAGGACATCGTTTGTTCAAGGGTAGCCATGCTCATCAGTCCCCGCTCCCGCCTGTGCTGCCCGTAAGGGCAATAGGAACAGGATAGGTTACACTTACCCGAGATCTCTATGGCGTAGAAGGCCTGGATCTTCATAGATTAAGAACTCTTGACATAAGTAGTGGCGCAATACGCACTACTTGGATACGAGGCATTAGTCTCGGCACTCGTAGGTATTGCCGCGTCCACGGCGTCCAGTTGGTCTTTCACTATCTTCCTGAAGCGTGGCAGCATCCATTTTAAGGCCATTTTACCCTCCTTCCCTAAGCGCTATGGGCGTATGTGACGTTGGTGTAGGCACAATTCACATAAGTCGCGCCGATTTCAGCACTGGTGGGCAAAGCAGCATCCGTGGCATCTAGTTTGTCCTTTGTGTGCTTCATAAACCTCGGCAAGCTCCACTTGGTTGCCATCTCCGTCTCCTCCTTGGTAAATGGGGCGGGAGGCGAAAGGAGCATCCAAACTCCCCCCGCCCCGCCCACTGGCCAATGGGTTGCGTCTTGGTGGGCCGCAACACCATGTGACGCCTAGAGTTGTCGTTTACTGCGAGCTACCCACACCTGTGCGTAGGCATCCCAGGGTTGAATCAACAATCTTCTCGTCCTGGTACATGCCGACGTGGACATCCTGCCGCCCCAGTTTGTCGTCGAACGGAAAGGTGCGGACAGCCAGGTTAGGCATACCGGCTACGTTCCACCTGAAACTGTAACCGAATGACGGGCGCTCACGCGAAGGCCTGCCTGGGGTATAGTAATAAAGCACCATATCCTTCCAGGCTTGAGATAGGGTAATGGTCGCGCCCTCAGCCGCAGAGTTATAATACAGACCCCCTACCTCGACCTTGTCCACTTCCAGCAACGAGGCTGCATGCTGCTTGGAGACCAGAGCCGCAGGGCCCGCTCCTCCGCCGCCGCCATGGGGGAACAGTCGGGCTAATACCTCGGAGCTGTTCCTCCAGTTGTGCCAGGCATCTCTGCCGAACACCACCCGGTTAGGTTTGAACCCGGATAGCTTCTCGGCCACGTAGATGTCGCCGATGGCGTCGGTCAGGGGTGAGCTGTTGTCCCAGTCCTGCCAGCCGGAGGCCGTAGTCCAGTAGGAGCCGCAGTTGGAGCCCGATGTGACCAGATTAGCCACCCGAAGCTCGTAGTCCACCATCAGCAGGTCGAGGACTAACTCACCTCGAATCTGCTTGGTGTTCCAAGCCCGGTCAGCGTTCTGTACCTCTTCCCTGGTCAGAAACGTCCCCAGGGCGTAGTTGTTCGCAAAGTAGGCGACGCTGGTTACATCGAAATGAATGTAACGCGGTGCCGTACCCGGAGCCCTGATGGTCATGGACGGTTTGAGCATCCTGTCTTTCTTGCTCACTATGGGGATCAGGTCGGATTGCTTGAACACCGGGACGATAGGAAAGATATCATCCGCGATGAATCCCCGTGGTCTGTAGTCCAACAGGATGTTGGATAGCGGGGCATCAATATGCACATCTTCAGGAACGATGTCATACTGGCGCTCACCAGTGGCCTCATAATTGGCAGTGAACTGAGCCAGACGCGGATCGTCCGGTCTTAACTGTTCCTGCCCCATCTCACCGATGTCGTAGACGAAAGGGGTTCGTCTCGACAGTGCTTCTTCTATTGCTAATGTTTGCACTAGACTGAACCTCCTTTCTATACTAACGCCGGGGGACCAGCTCCGATACCCAGGACAACTTCACCTACGTATCCAGAGTTGGCATCCTTGGTGGCTCTACCCATGGGGAAATCGGTGCCAGAAACAGCACTGATAATCCACCCAGAGGTAGTGCATGCGATTTCATCGTTTACGGTTATGTCACTCCCGAACATTGCCCTGGTTCTGCCCAGGACAACCACCCGCGCTGCGCGACCTGCCGCTTTTGGTTTGTTCTGCAAGATACCAATGGCGGTGGTTGCCACTCCACACGAGACGGTGTCGTCGGCTGTGACGGTAACGCCCATATACTGAAGGGCGCTCAAATCCGCGCCAGCCTTGAACGGGATTTCGATATTCTCGGTCTTTGCGCTCATTCGCTTTTCACCTCCCTCTTGTTTTTAGAGGGTGGGCTACTCTTCCTCAAGAGTCTTTCCGTCCATATAGGATTTCCAGATCTTGGGATGGTCCTTTTTGACAAGCTCGTAAGCCGCCTGCCTCGTTTCGGCCTTGCCCTCCTCTATAACTTTATTCGCCAGTTTCTCCACTTCAAGTTGAGCCGACCTTCCGCTGGTCTCCTGCTCTTTGACTTTCTTGGAAAGCTCTTCGAACTCGACCAGCTTTAGCATGTCGGATAGATATGCTTTCATCATTTCGGAAAAGGTGCCTTCTTGCTCACCCTCGCCCAGTTCATAGGAATACTTCCGCTCATTCAGGCCATCGGCGATCTCCATCATCTTCTCGATCACCTTTTCATGCCTTGGCAAAAGTTTCCCTTCCTTCTTGAGCCCATCGATGAACTGCCGCCTGGTTTCGGCTAGGACGGAGATGCGCTCCTCTTCGTACTTTTTGAGCTTTTTCTCCCTCTCGTCCGCTGCCTGATTTAGCTCATCGAGCTTTGCGTCTAGCTCCTCGACGGTCTCGCAGTTGTATTTCTTCATCAATGCTTCAATTTTCGGATCCATGTCATCAACCTCCTTCTGGATGGTTATTATGTTTATGGGAAAGGTCTCATCGAGATCACTTTCCTTGTCCGCCATTGCGTAACAATAGAGTGCTTCAAATTGATAGCCCTCGCTTATGGCCGATACTGCGGGCTTTTGGCCGGGGGCGAGTAAAGCAACGGCTTTGACCACCCTGGGCCACACCCTGCCCGCCTTGTCCCTGAAATTCCACAGCACCTCGGCGCTTCTTGCCTTGAACAGCCCTGTCTTCATAAGTTCGTAGAGGGCCTTGGGCACCTTGGCGAAATCGGCCAGGAGCTTGCCACCTTGTACTCGTAGGTTAGTGGCCTGGCCTATGTTTATTTGCTCTTGATCGGAGCCGTGGGTGATCTTGAGCTTCGGAGCCCAGGCCCCACCGTTGAAGGCTGCCACCATGTCCTCCAGATCCCTGGCCTCGTACTTATCGCCCTCGGGTGGACTACCCATGCCGCGCCAGGTGCCGACGGCGAAGATGTCAACGCCCTCAATGGTCTGGAGATCGGATTCGAAATCCACCTGGACACCGAAGGACTCCTCCATCTTCTTGGCCTTAGCCTTGCTCGCTTCCACAGCCCCTAATTGCGCCTTGGCCTTCTCCTCGCTATCGTGCTCGCCCAGGACTTTGCCCGCCTCGGAGAGCACCTGCCATTTGTCCCCTACTTTTTTGATCATGATGGTTTCCCCGTAAGTTGATAAAGTTCATGTTTCAAGTCCCTGCAAATGTTGTTATCCGGCTGCGGCATACGGTTGCAGTCATCCGTCTTGTGCTTGTCGAAAAGTGCCCACAGTTGCCGCTTGAGGTAATAGGCTTTGTCAGCCTTTATCTTCTGGTCTAAGCGTTGCTCAACCAATTGCAGATCATCGGCTTTGGCGAAGTAGGTAATGCCGCCCAGGACCATACCGATTACGGCGCCTATGGCGAGGATGAGTTGAAGGTTTTCTTTAAGTTTAGCGATCAATATTACCCCCAAAGTCTTTAGGCATCTTGCTCCTCACCCCGGACAAAGCACTCTGCTTGCTGGGCTCAAAGGCTCCATCGGCCTCAGTCACAGGGATAGTCACCGTCCGGCAATTATGGTGTAGTGGCGGGACCAGGCTGCCGACATTGGGATCATCCAACATGACTATCTTTCCGTCAGCATCTTGGCAGATGGCTGAGGTCCTGGTATCTAGTATGGCCGAGAGCTGCACAGCCTTGACGAAGCCCTCCAGGTCCGGGTCGTTGTACTCCACCATCTTCCCGGTGTTATAGGCTTTGGTTGCGTTGGTCCTAATCAGGGTCTCGATCCTGTAGGGCTCGATCTGCTTCTGGTCTCTAACTACTTGCTCGTCCCCGATGTAGGGTTCATAGGCTTGCTTTATCTTCTGAAGTGTCTCGCCCGGTAGCTCACCGCTATCCAGCATGGAAATCAGGAGGGCCTGGACGTCCTTGGTCAATCCCTCAAACGTGACGTTCTTGATCCAGAACCGA